CATTTCATCAACGCGGCGAACATCTGGGCCGGTTCGGGACAATCGCAGCCGAACTTCATTCAATACTGGCAGGCCATCGGGCTCACCGGGTACAAGTACGTCATTGACGGTTGTATGGGGCTTCCAACGCAGGTCCAAGTCAATGGCATTACCTTTTTGCGCCAGCTACCGTCTAACAACCTCGGGTTCGGGGCGTACTACGGGACGACCGTACAGACGTACCCCATGCTCATCGGCAGCCCGACCGCGTGGCCCAAGGGCTTCAACACCGGGATCGGCGCTTACAACGTCCTGTTGAACAACATGGACACGCTGAACTTGACCGGGGCCGAGCCGCGCGTGGTGATCAACGCGGCGGCCACGATCGCCGGCTGGGTCATGCCTTGGGTTCCTAACGTCGTCCCGCTTTTCTAGGGTGTACTATGGCTTTCTGGGCAATAAACAGCGTCAACCTCGTCACGACGAACGCCACGCAGGCGGGCGACTGGATTTGGGCGATCAAAACTGCGCTCAAAGCGGCCGGATGGACCGTTCTCGGGTCCGGTGACGGTACGAGCTTTCAGAACGGCGGATCGACCGACTATATCACCAGCCAAACCGTCGCGAACAACAACAACGCGTGGATCCGGCTCCGCGAACCCTCGGGGGCTGGCGGGCGTGAGTACCTTTTCGCGAAAGGTGCGGCGGCGGATCGTCTGCTCGTCAAGTATTCGCGATCCTCGGGGTTTACCTCGGTTCCCGGTAGCGCGTCCGCCATCCCAACGACCGGCGCTTCGGGCGACGGCGTGGTGTGGATCGGTAGCACCGTTGGTTTCTCGCCGACGGGCACGGGTACGGGCAGCTTTGACCAAGCGGCCACCACCGCGCCGGCCATCGCGACGCTGGCCGCCGTCAGCACGGGGTACGTCTCCTGTGTCGCGTCCGATACGCCCGTCAACGGCGTATATGGCTGGTGGGCGTTCCAAAACACCCTCGGAACCGGACAAGTCCAGTACATGATATTTACCGAGGGGATGGCGGCGGAAACGTGCTCTCCGCTGGACTACGACCCGTCGATCCGTCAGTTTGCTGGTTGTGTCGGCGGAATCGGCACCGATCAGCGAGGTTACAACTCCAATACGCCGAACCTCGTTCAATACTGGGAAGGCTACCCGTCCCCGTGGGCATCGCCGACGACGGCGAGTTACCGTCTCGCTGGCTGCGGAATGGTGACCTATAACATTTTCAACCTTGCCGGAACGATCGTCGGCTGGGTTTGGCCGTCCGCTATCGGCTCGGGCGTCCCCGCGCTGTCGCCATACAACGGCAAAAGCGGGCTCCTTCCCGTGCTAATCTACAAAGCGGGGGTGGCGACGGCGGGATTTCTCCCCAAGGGCTTCACGTCGGGTTTGCGGTTCACCTACGGCCCGTTCAACTCCTGCGACACGCTCGATCTCACGACTTCGACGCCGAATATCGTGCTCTACAATAACGTGATGAACGGCGGGCAAAGCTGGGTCGTCCAGCCGTGGGTACAAAACGTCCTCGCGAAGTATTAGGGTGACCGATGCCAAGCGTCAATAACGCAGGGATCAACTTCGCTTCTACGGCGATCCTGTGGCAGTTACAAAACCCGTTGCCGGCGATAAACTTCCAGTCGACCGGCTTTCTCTGGCAATTGCAGAACCCGCTCCCAGCGATAAACTTCCAGTCTACGCCGATTCTGTGGCAATCGCAGGCCGGCGCGAACGTGGTTTACTACTACCAGAGGGTCTTTTCCTCGGGGCTCAACGTGTGGTGCTACTACACCACGACCGGGGGCATTGACCCTTCGCCGCTTTCCGTCGCGACAAATCCGAACTGGACCGGATCGATCGCTGCCTACGAACTGGTCACCACGTCCGCCGTATAAGGGGCTCCGATGCCGCTAATCCTCACGACCCCGACGAACCCCGGCACGGCAACGTGGACCGACGCCGGTGACCTGCTCACGGCCTCGACGTTCGTGCTGGACGTGTCTGCGGCGACGGAAACGGCCAACGTCTACAACAACCTCGATAGCCTCGCCGCGGCGGTCGCCTCCGTCGCTGGCCCGAAGATCGTGCAGGTCGCGATCCCGGCGGCGCTCGTCGCGCTCCCCGGCGGTGCGACGGGGTTTGTAATCCCCAACGGTACGCAGGGGCCTTACGCTTTCGGCGAGTGCGCGTTCGTGACCGTGCTGGGTGCCGCCGCGACGCTGCCGATCTCGATCGACTTCGCCGATGGCGTCGTGTTCTCGGGGATGCCCTATCGGTTCGCGGGTCAGGGCGTCTCATGGCGCTTCCCTGCCGGATTTTGGACGCCGACCGCTACGTTCAACGTGATCAACGTCGACGGGCCGATCCTGTTCAGCAAGCCGGGACTTGTGGCCTCTGGCTGCTTTATTGTCGGCGATAATATCTACGTTACCGTCTACACGGGCAGTCTCGGCGCGGTGTCGGGCTGGGGCGATGCGCCGGCCACCGAGGGGCTTTTTGAGATTTCCACGCTGGGTTTCGTGCAGGTCAGCTTGTACGACCAAGGGCAGGTCGGCAAAAAGACGGCGAGCGGACCCGGCTACCTCCAAGTGATAATGGGCGACGCCAACTGTACCTGCGACCTCCAAACCCTCCTGACGGGTACGCTGGACATCGCGTCGAACGAGCACGGGACGATTGTTTACGACACCACGTTTACGTCGGCGTACAACTTCATTTATCCGTCGTGGGCCGTCGTTTACAGCATCGCCCGGAACTCGGGGCTGAACCGGGATCAGATCGTTCACGTCAACGGGGTGGATGGGACGATCCCCTCGGGAACGTGGGATCTGTCGAACATCATCCTGACGGGCGACCCCGGCTCGATCCTGACGATTGCGAACGGCGCGGACCTCTCCGCGACCACCCAACTCCGGGTCGCCGGGCACCTGACGGTGCGTATCGACGCCGGCGTGGCGACCTCGCCCTTCGTGTGGCCGAACGGCACGCGCACGGTGCAGATCAGCGATTCGGCGGTCATCGAGAACTTGTCCTCAGTGATACCCCCGGTCCCGGTCATCACGGCCAGCGGCGCGACGGCGCTCCGTCTCACCGGCGCGGGTAGCCGCTACGTCCCCGCAGCCACCGGCGGCGCGTTCCTGTCGGCGGGCGGCACGGTCGTAACGGACATCGCGCTCACCCGCGCCGTACAGGCGCCGATACTGCTCACCACGGGCACGGTCGGACTGTCGGAGACGGCGGAGCTACAGCAGAAAGGCACGTCGGCGGCGGCGCCCGGCACGGTATTCCTGACCGATGGGTCAGGAAACGGGTATGTGCAGATTCCGAAGTATTCGACGGTGCTTTTGCAAGGCACGATCACGGCGCGCGGCGTGACCGCAGGCACGGCGAACGCCGGGTCGTGGACGTTCGCCACGATGGTCACCCGCGATAACGTAGGTAGCACGATCACGTCGGGGGCTACGGCCACCGCGGTCAGCGCCGCGAACTATCCCACCGCGCCCGTCTGGGTGCTCGATGCCGGATCGGGTGGCGTGAAGCTCCAATGCACCGGGTCGAACGCCGGTGCAAGCTCACAGTGGACGGCGAACATCACGGTCAACGGCGTCGGCACCGGAGCCTAGCCCCCGCGGCGATGCCCCGCCGTGCGGCTAGACGGCCCACGGGGGAGGCTCGGACCACGACAGCCCAGCATCGACAGGGGGCTCGACCTCGGACGCCGCCACGGGGCCGGTCTGGGGTACCTGTGCGGGCTGCGCGACGAGCGGCACCGCGGACGGCGCCGCGGCGAACGCGATGGACCCGCCGACCGCCACCCCGATAACGAGCCCCTCTTCGGTCAACGTGTCGATGATCTCATGCGTCCGCCGCTTCAGCAGCTTGGACCGGGTGATGATCTCGCCGAACGACAACGGGCGCCCCGCCGACAGGATCGCCAGCAGGACCGCGCGCCGATCGCGCATATCCTTTGATTCGGACAACTGATCCGCCAGACCGATCGCCGACTTTAGGTGCAATTCCGCGATGGCGATAGCCGGTTGCAGGTCGGTTACGCTGACCTCCCACGGCACGCCGGCCAGCGCCGCGGGGGTGTGATCGGACCCGAGCAACAGCGCGATCTTGAGCGCCAGCGTCGGCGCGCGGACACGGGCGCCGGCGATCTTCGCGGGTACGTCGCGCGATGTGACGTCGGGTTGCCACCGGTGCCAAAGGTCGCGCGCCGCCGTGTCGAGGCCGAGACACGGGCCGGCGTTCAATACGACCGATCGGTTTTCTAGGGTTTGCTTCAGTATTCCCCGCAGGTACGGGTCGGACACGCCGCCGAGCGGTAGGTTTCGCTCGCGATGCGCCAAGAGCAGGAACCACCGCGACATAAACCCACCCGTCCAGTCCGTTGCGTCGGTGTATCGCTCAAGGTACGGAACCGCACAAGCCGCCAGCAGGGATAGCCGCGGATTCGGCACGCTTATCCGGTTCTGGTTTGCTTTCACCCGTTCGATGCCGGTACAGTCGTACGCCTTGTTATACTCGGATTTCAGCGTCTCTTTGTGACCGCCGGCCGCTGCGTCGGCGAGAAAGACGCCAAGCTCGGAGTAGGTGATCAACTGCGCCGGCGCCGCCGACAGCGAATCGATCAGGCCGGCGCTCGTCGCCGGCTCGACGCCCACCAGCGTCGGCGCCACGTCGGCGAGCAGGTCACGCGCCAGCGACAGACTGTGCGACTTGCGATCCTCGCCCGAACGGCCCGCGAGCGCGGTAAACAGGTTCCCCCGCAGGGTTCCGCCCGCGAACGTGAAGCCGAGGTCCATCGGCGCCGTCGACGCGAGCAGCGATAACCCACCGCCGAGGTGGTACGCCCATGGCGCGTCGGTACACTGGTGCGCCCATGCGAGGTACGTTATCAAGAAGCTCGTATCGGGAAGCAGGGAGATAACGCCCTTTACATCGTTTTCAGTGATCATGCGGGGGTCCGGTGGCGGCGGCGGGGTGATGGTACTAGCCTACTGACACCTGACACGCAAGCCCTTGACGGCGCGGGCGGGGAGGCATACGCTGGACTAGCTGCGACCGTGCGCCCCGCGCGCCCGTCCAGCCTAGCCGCCCCCACACCCCACCGCAACCCACCGAGGTTACCCATGGTCGGAATCGTCGATTTGTCCCAAGCACGCACCGTTCACGTCCGCCGCGTTTGCGGCGTTTACCCATCCGTTGCGGGTGCGCTCGTCGCCGCCGGCGAGCGGATCGCGGATGGCGCCGAGCGGATCGCCGTCGTCGCGCTCGACGGCGCGTGGACGCCCGAATCGCTCGACATTCCGGCGGGCCGCCCGCTGATCGTCGTGTTCGCGCGCCCGGCCCTCACCGATTATCTCACGGTGGAACGCTGATATGGCGTTCGCTTACACGTTTCGCTACCGCCCCGAGCCGGCGCTCGACGCCGACACCGAGGCGCGGATCTTGGCGATCCCCGGCGTGCGCCGAGGCTACGGGCGCGACGCGGGAAGCTACACCGCGCCGCTCAACGGCGCGTGGATCGTGGAGCGTACCCTTGCTGATCGCGGGCTGACGTTCCGCGCCGAGGCGCCGGCGCTCCCCGCGCCCGTGACGTGGCCCGACGTCCGCGCGCAGCTTGAGGCGCAGGGCGAGGTACAACCTTGGGTCTACGACTTCGCCACGCCGTACCAGCAGGAAGACGTCGCGTGGTGCGCGACGCGCCCCGGCGCGCACCTGTGGTGGGTCGCGGGTTCCGGCAAAACCTTGGGTATGCTCCTGTGGTTGCTGCTCTTCCCCGGCCCGTGCGTCGTCGTCACCAAAGCCGCGACCCGCGGACAATGGGCTGCGGAGGTCCGGCGCTTCGCCACCGTGCGCCCCTACGTCGTTGTCCCCGCGGCGCAGCGCCGCCGGGGCTACCCCGACCTCGGCGACTACGTCGCCGGCGAGCGCGCCGCCGGCCGGCGCCCGTTCGTGGTCCTCGGCTGGGAGGCGCTACCCGCGACCGTCGCCGAGCTTCAGTCGACGCTCGGGATCGGCTATCACGTCGGGTTCGACGAATCGCACAAGGGCAAAGGGACGCAACGCCGCAAGGCAACCCTACAACCGGACGGCTCGTACACCTATGCAGACCTCGACAACGTCGTGACCGCCGCGTCGCGGCTCGCGAAAGGCGCCGCGCGCCGGATGGCGTCGACCGCCACGCCCGTAAAGGATCGGGTGCGCGACCTGTGGGGCCAGCTAGACCTTGTCGAACCCGGCGCGTATGGCAGCTTTTCCGTGTTCGCGCGCCGCTACTGCGACGCGAAACCGGGCGCGTTCGGTGGGGTCGACACCACCGGGTCAAGCCGGATGGATGAACTCGTCGGCCGCTTGGGTTTCGTCGCGCGTAAGCGGTCGTTTCGCGAGACGCACCGCAACCTACCACCGAAGCGGCGCCAGTCGTGGTATATCCCGCACGCGGAGCAGAACCGCGGATGGTCCGCCACGAAACTCAACGCCGAGCTAAAGCGCGCCGCCGCACGGGGACCGAGCGCGCTTCTGGAGGTCCGGTTGGCGGCGAGCGCCGCGGCGAAGCGCGACGCGATCGTCGACGCGGTCGCCGATGCGCTCGCCGCCGGGCAAAAGGTCGTGGTCTTCGACGGTCGCACCGAAAACGTCGACGCGATGCACACCGCGCTCGCCAAGGTCACCGCGCGCATGGACGCCGCCCCGAAGGTCTGGGCGGCGTACGGCGCCGGATCCGGCCCGCACAAAACGACGCCCGAAACCCGCGAGATCATCCGCGCCGACTATATGGCGCACCCCGGCCCGTGCGTGCTCGTCGGCACCGGCGACGCGTGGGGCACCGGGTACAACCTCCATGACACCGACCTCGCGATATTTGCGATGCTGCCATGGACGGGCGGCGATCTCCACCAGTGGGAAGGCCGATTCAGCCGCCAAGGCCAGAAACGGCCGGTCTTGATCCTGTTTCCGATCTGCGAGCAATCGGCCGATACGCACGTTGCAAACATCCTTATCGAAAAGCTCCCCGCGATGGAACGGATCGCCGACGACACCGAGACGGCCGCGGCCCATGCGGCGCTCGCGGGCACCGACGACAAAGAGGCGATAGCCACGTCGATCCTCGATCTTATCTCCTCGATTGATTTTTCTCACACGGACGATTGACGCCGACGCGCATATGCAATACTCTATGCGTGTCGGTGGCGCTGATGCCGCCGCGCCGCCTCGGAGGGCAACATGAACACACACGTTAGCAACTTTGGAACGTTCGGCTCCCAGATCCCCGCGGATGACCGCGGGTTCGTCACCTACGCGCCCCGTAAGGTGGCGCGGATCGTCCGCGCGCTCCGCGCCGGTGAGGCGCCGCCCGAATGGGCGGACGTGGGCGCCAACCGCGCCGTTGCCGAGGCCGAGATCGAGATCGACGCGTGGCGGCGCCAGTGAGCCGCGACCGCATCCTCGACTTGCTCGGCGCCACCGTGGCGCTGAGCATCGGAGCGGTCGCGCTCTGGCTCGCGCTCGCGTTGTCGCCGTAGCACGGCGCGACGCGGGCGCGTCTTGCGCCCGTCTGCGGTCCTGTGGTATGCCCCCGCGTGAAGGGAGGGGGGATGCACACGGACGCGAACGGGCGCCCGCTCGCCGTGGGCGATGCGGTCGTGTGGAAACCGCCGGGATGCCGGACGTGGTCACCGGGCCGCGTGCGGGCGCTGGTGCGCGACGGATACGCGCGCCGTACCGAGGCGGTTATCGACGGTGCCGATGGCCTGTCAGCGTGTGTCGACGCGGGGCGCGTCCGCCGCGCGACCGTGCAGCCACCCGCGACACCGTAGCACGGCGCCGCCTAGCAGGTCCGCCCGGCGCGCGGTAGGGTTGCTCGACGGGGGCTGCGATGTTCTACGGCAACGACTATGGCGATTATGGTGCGGCGCGTACCCTCCGGCCTGCGGCCAATCAGCCTGCGGGCGCCGGTGCGGGCACCGGCCTTGATCGGCGCACGTCGACGTGGCAGGAGCGCGCCGCCGCGGCGGGAAGTACCCGCTGGACGGCACAGACGGCGCCGACCATGGCGTCGGGCGCGATGCCCGAGCCCGGCCTTATGCAGATCGCCGCGCCCGAGCAGATGCAGCAGGGCGCGCCGGCTGGTGCTGGTGGCGGATCGTGGTGGCCGTGGCTGGCTGGCGGTGTCGCGGTGCTCGCCGTCGCCGGTGGCGGGTATTGGTGGTATTCCAGCCGATCCGGCAAGAAATCCAAAAAGGACAGCGAGTAGGGCCGCGCCGCGCCGCGCACCGTAGCACGCCCCGTGCGGGCGCCGGTGCGCGGGTGCGGTTAGCTGGGTACCTTGGAGGCTCCTATGGCTGTTGTCCTTACTGCTGATGCGAATCCCGGCGTTGCTTCGTGGTCTAGCTCGTTGTCGGAGGTCGCGCAGGTCGCGGTCGTCGCCGATCCCGGTACCGGCGTTGCGATCCCGGTGGTGTCGTCCGAGACGATCTCGCTCGGGCTGTCGGCGCCGGGGCAGACGAACACCGTGGCCGCGCCGACGCAGGCTGGGCAGGAGCTTCTGTTGGCGGTGGGTACGTTCGTCGCCGGTGCGACGCGCGTGATCACGTTCGCCACGAACTTCAATGCCGCCGGGAACACGGTTATCACGTTCAGCGCGACGAACCAGTTTGCGATGTTCAAGGCGTTCCAAGTGGGTCCGAGCTTGGTTTGGAAGCTGATCGCCGTGTCGGGCGCCGCGCTGTCGTAATGTCCGCCGCGCCGACCGGAGCGCCTAGCTGCGGTCGGTCTGGTACCCACCGGTCGGCGTCCAGAGCAGTCGATGACCGCTCCGCGACGCTGGCCGGTAGGGTGCGCCGAGGCTAACGTGAATCCACGCCCCACCTTCGGATCCGGGGCGTTTATCCTCAAAGATTACCTGTCCGAATGGGATCCCCGACGATTTGCCGACCCATTGGGCTAGCGCGTACAACTGCGCGTCGGTGTAGCCCGGAACGCAAACGTCGGCGGCCTCGCCGAGCATATGTTGGCTGGTCGACGATGATCCCGACGTCGCCGCGTTCTTTGCGGAGCACCGATACCCGCTGTTGATCTTCAGCGGACGCCCGATATGGTCGCGGATCGGCTGAAGAATCGTCCGCGCCAACGCGCCGAGGCGCGTCGCGATCGTGGCGGTCTGCGGGCCGCTCGACGGCACCAGCGACAGGCCCGCAAGCTGCGCCGCGCGCCACGTCGGATCGTTCGTGCCTGCAAGCTCGCCGAGGGTGAAGTTTGCGGATAGTCGGGTGTTGAGGTCGATGTTCGACACGGGATGCCCCACGGTGTAGGTTATTCGGCAACGTACCCTAAACGGAGCCACTATGCCCGTGACCCCTGACGAGGCCGCCGAGATGGCGCGGCAGGTCGCCGAGCTTGCCACGTTCCTGACCGCCGCCCTACGGCGCGACGCAGCGGGCCGCGTGCGGATCGACCGCGCCGAGGGCAAAGAGCTACTGCGCCGGTTGACCGCGCTGGGCGCGCTCGTCGCCCGAGACGTGCTCGACTAGTCGCAGCTAGGTAGCCGTTTGCACCGCCCCGCGATACGTTCCGGGGCGAGGTGCAGCATGGTCGACGGGTATATCGAGGCGGGGCCGTCCGGCCGCGGCTGGTCAAGACTGGGGACGATCCTAACTTGTCCGCAGTCCTACGCGTGGCGCTACGTCCGACACGCCCCCTCGCCGCCGTCCGATGGCCAAGCCACGGGCAGCGTCGGCCACGCCGCGCTGGCGCACCACTACGGCCGGATCGGCGCCGGCCAGCCCGGCGGCGTGCTCCTCGCCGACGAGCGGTGCGCCGACCCGTCGCGCGTGATGGCGCCGTGGGATGCGATCGAGCGGTGCGCCGAGGACCAGCGCCGCGCCGGTGCCAGCCCGAACGTGGCCGCGATCCGCGACACGTTCGGCCGCTACCTCGACGTGTATAGCCAAGAAAACTACAGGGTGATCGCGATCGAGGCGATGTTCCGCGCGTCGATCCCGTGCGCGCCGCACGTCGTCCCCGTTTGGCAGTACAGCGACGACCCGCACGCCGCGCCAATGAAGATCGGCGAACGTACCGTCACCGAATACGAGTATACCGCCCGCGCCGATCTCGTCTATCAGTTTGGCGGAAAGGTCTATATTGTCGACCACAAGTTTCATGCCCGCGTCGACAAAAACACGGCCGGCGGGTATTCGCTGTCGGGTCAGTTTGTTGGGCTGCGGTGGCTCGGTTCGCAGGTCTACGGCGACGATTTCGGCGGGTTGGTGCTCAACATTGTGCAGACTACCCCGCCGCACAACATGGTCCGCCCACCGCTGAAGCCGGCGCCACACCTGCTCGCGACGTTCGCCCGTACGGTGCTGGATGCGGAGCAGCGCCGCGAGGCGATCGAGGCCGAGGGCCGCGCGCCGAACGCGTGGCCCAAAGTGATGTCCGAGACGGTGTGCTATAACAAGTATTCGGCCTGTCCCCATGTAGATCGGTGTTTGTGGGGCGCGTAGGTTGCGCCCTGTAACGTGTCAGGGTACAGCATGGGCGCCTGACCGGCGGGGCAACCCACCCCGCGTACCCACCCACCCCAGAGGACCGTATGGCCGCCTCTCGACCAGAGTTCCCCGCGTTTGTGTGCGCCTATGCCGCCAGCGGCGCGGGGAAGACCACGGATTGCGGGTATAGCTTCCCCCGCGCTCTATTCGTCGCCGCGCCGAACGCGTTGGAGTCGATCCGGTCGACGTGCGGGTACGACCCGTCGCCGTTGCGCCGCGAGGCGACCACGATGGCGCAAGCCCGCGCGCTGATCCCCATCGCCAAAAAGGGCGGGCTCGACACCATCGTTTTTGACGATTTCAGTTATCTCGCCGAGCAGACGTTCTCCTCGATCGAGGCATCGTGGCGCGGCAAACCCGACCTGCGAGGCATGTACGGGCAGCTTCGCACCGAGACGATCCTTTTTCGCGAGGAGTGCCGGCACGCCGGTCTTCACGTCGTCCTCAACGCGTGGGAAAAGCCGCCCGGAATCCGTAACGGCTTCAGCCAGCGCGGCGGTCCCCGGCTCCCCGGCGAGCTTCCCGAAGCGATGCCCGCGATGGCCGACCTCGTCGCGCGCGGCGCCACCGACGCAGCCCGCAAGCCGTGGCCGGGCGTGTACCTCACCCACACGGACCCTAGCTGGGTCCAAAAGAATCGGTTTGAGTGGGTGCCGAACCCCGCGCCGATGAACCTCGGCGAGATCCTACGCCACGCCGGGTACACGATCGCGCGGCACGCCGCGCTCGACTGGCAGGAGGAGGCGGTCGAAAAGATCGCCGGCGCGTTCCTGTCGGCGCCCCCGGATGCGATGTCACAGTCGGCGATCGGACGCGACGCGTTCGGCGCGTTGGAGAAAAAGACTACGAACCCGAAAGTAATCCGCTGGACCCTCCGGGATGCGACCGATCGCGCGGCGCTTCGACGCGCCGCCGCGAGCGCGATAACCCCGGCGGTCTTCGGCTGGTAGAGCCGCCACACCCGCGGGCGCGTCGCGGGAACCTAGACCCAAAACCCCAAGAGGTAGCTATGACCGAGCTTCAGTTCTCCGCAAACTTTACCGGCGTCCGTCCCACCGGCGGGTACATCGAGATCCCCGACGCGCCGCTCACCGGCACGATCAAGGCGATCGAGGTGAAACCGCACAAGGACGAGCCGGGCGCCTTCACCGCGACCTTCACGATCGAAATCACTGAGCAGGGCTACGCTGGCGCGACCCGTCGCACCACCACCCGCGTCCCCGACCAGACCGAAAAGGGCCGGAAGGTGCTGCCCTTGTGGCGTACCGCGCTGGAGTCGATCGGCGTTCAGCCGGCCGTCCTCGACAGCGGTAACGCCGTCAACATCGGCGCGTCCACGTTCGTCGGCAAGAATGCCCACTTCTACCACACCAAGGGCAACCGTCACCCGACGACAAACCCCAATGGAACGTGGGATAACATCGAGTTCATCACCCCGACCAGCTACACCGACCGCAAGCGCACCGCGAGCGCCGCGCCGGCCGCCACCACCGCGACCGTTTCGGGTCCGGCCGTCGCCGCGCCGATGTCGGTGGCCCCGCAACCCGCGCCGGTCGACACCGCCGCGTTGAAGTCGAACCTCCTCCTCTGAGTCGGTGAGTGAACAACCCCGCTCCGGCGAACCGGCGCGGGGTTTTCTTCTTGGGGCGTACCGTGATCGATTTGTCGCAACCCTTCGGGACTATGATGCTTGGCGGTGACGTGCGCCGGATGCTGGTGCGCTTGCCGGCCGCGTCGGTTCAATGCTGCGTAACCTCGCCGCCCTACTTCGGCCTGCGGGACTATGGGCACGAACGCCAGATTGGCGTTGAGCCGTCGCCTGACGACTACGTCGATGCCTTGGTCGACGTATTCCGCGCGGTACAGCGCGTGCTCCGCGATGACGGAACCTTGTGGCTGAACCTCGGAGACAGCTACAACAGCGGCCCATCAGGCGGCCTATCAGGCTCAACCCTTGGAGGCGGACAGGCAAATCAAGCCCAGTCAAACAGGAGCGCCGGGCGAAAGTGTCAGGGGCGCGTGACCGGGCTAAAGCACAAAGACCTGATCGGGATCCCGTGGCGCGTGGCGTTCGCGTTACAGGCGGACGGCTGGTATCTTCGGCAAGACATCATCTGGCATAAGCCTAACCCAATGCCGGAAAGCGTCACGGATCGTTGTACGAAAGCGCATGAATATATCTTCTTGCTTACGAAATCCGATCGGTACTATTTCGATGCGGAAGCGGTGAAGGAACCGGCCGCGCAGCCGGATCGTGTGCGTGCTGACCGCTTCGGTGGGAACAAGTATGTCGAGGGCGTCAAACACAGTGACGGGAGCGTGTTTACAGGCAGCGCGCAGCGCAACCGGCGATCGGTCTGGACCGTGACGCCCAAACCGTTCAAGGGCGCGCACTTCGCGACGTTCCCGCCTGCTTTGGTTGAGCCGTGCATCCTCGCCGGGTCGCGATCCGGCGACATTGTGCTCGACCCGTTCGGCGGATCGGGGACGACCGCGCTGGTGTCCCGCCAGCATGGACGCCTCGCCGTGTATGTCGAACTGAACCCCGAATATATCGAGATTGCCCGCGCACGTTTGACGGGTGTACCGTGATCGATTTATCGAAGCCGTTTCGTGCGATGCTGCTATCCGGCGATAGCTACGCCGTTTTGCGAAAACTGCCGGCCGACTCGATCGACTCCGTTGTCACCGATCCGCCCTACGACCTGATCAGCGGATCGGGCGGGTTCATGGGGAAGGCGTGGGACGCTACGGGTATCGCGTTCGACCCCGCGTTCTGGCGCGAGGTCGGGCGCGTGCTCAAGCCGGGCGGTCATCTGCTCGCGTTCGGCGGCACCCGGACGTATCACCGGATGGCGACGGCGATCGAGGATGCCGGGTTTGAGATCCGAGATTCGGTTCACTGGACGACGGGATCCGGCTTCCCAAAGTCGATGGATATATCCAAGGCAATCGACAAACGGCCCGGCGTGGTGCAACATCGCACGTTTGCCGCACACCTGACAGCGCGCCGTGAGGCGGCGGGTTTGACGCGCCTTGAGGTGTCGGAACGGGTTGTCGGCACCCGTTCGGGCGCGTGCTGGAACTGGGAGCATCATCAGTTTCCAGAGGCGCGCTGGTGGCCGGCGCTGCGTGATCTGCTAGGGTTGGAGGCAGCATGGGGCGTCGTCATCGCCGAGGCGGATCGCGAGTGTATCGGCGAGCGCCCAGCGACGCAGTTAGCGGTAGCGCCGGGGGAGGGTCGGGATCGGGGGGCTGTCACGCTCGACGTGACGGCGCCAGCCACCGACGCCGCGAAACAGTGGGCCGGGTGGGGAACGGCGTTGAAGCCGTCGCATGAGCCGATCGTGGTGGCGCGCAAGCCGTTGATCGGCACCGTCGCCGCGAACGTGCTGGAGCATGGTACCGGCGCGCTCAACATCGACGGATGCCGGATCAAGCCGGTTGCGGGTGAGGTGGTCGATTGCGGGCTGGCGGACCCCGCCAACCGCCAAGGGGTCTTCGGAGGTACGGTTTTCAATCAGACATCGAATAAAGAGCGGTTCCAGCAGGCACAACGCGAGAGCATCGAGCGGACAAACACGCTCGGGCGCTGGCCGGCGAACACGCTCCTCACGCACGGCCCGAACTGCGACGCGGGCGGCTGCGAGCCGGGATGCCCGGTCGCCGAGATGGACCGCCAGAGCGGGAGCGTCGGCGCGGGTGACGGCGGGGCGTCGCGCTTTTTCAACGTGTTTGAGCAGGATAACGACCCGAACGATCCGCTCTGGTCCGCGCCGCCGTTCCTGTACGTCCCGAAGCCGGCCCGCTCGGAGCGGGACGCGGGCTGCGAGGATTTGCCGACCCGTACCGCGCAGGAAACGGTGGGCCGCGACCCGGACAGCGCCGGGGCGAAAAACCCGCGTGCGGGTGCAGGCCGTGGCGCTAACGCCCCGCTTTATTATTGCACCCATTGTAACGTAAGTTTACAAGGTGGCCGCGCTGCGGCTGTATGTGCTGAATCCGCTGACGGAAAACATACCCCGGAAGCTCGTGGTGTTTTGCAAGGCGTTCTGAACCCCCATCCAACCGTCAAGCCGGTCGCGCTGATGCGGCACTTGTGCAGGCTCGTCACACCGCCGGGCGGGATCGTGCTCGACCCGTTCGGCGGATCGGGCACCACGGGATGCGCCGCCGTGTTAGAGGGCTTCCGGCCGATCTTGATCGAACGCGAGGCCGAATACCTCCCCGTTATACAGGCCCGGCTCAAACACTGGACGGCGAAGGCCAAGGCGTCCGGCGGCACCAACGGCGGCGAGGGTGAACGATGATCCTCGGAGACGGCGCGACGCCGGGGTACCGCCCGGAGGCGTTGGGCGCGCGGTGCGACCGCTGCTACCTGCGGACGTGCCGCGACGGCGGCCCGATCGGCCCCGAGCTAGGCACCCGCGCCCGGTTCGCGGTCGTCGGCGAGGGACCGGGCGAGGACGAGGTCGCGCTAGGCCGCCCGTTCGTCGGGCGTGCGGGGAAGGAACTCGACGCGTCGCTCAAGGTTTGCGGCGTTGATCGGCCGCACACCGCGATCCTAAACGCGTTCGCGTGTCGTCCGCCCGACAACGACTACGAGGCGCTAGAACGGAAGCGGCGAAAAGCCAACAAGTACCGCGAGTCGAACGGCGAGGCGCCGTGGCTGTCGCCCGTCGAAGCGTGCCGGCCGCGGCTGCTCCGCGAACTGGCGCCGTACCGGGACGTTATCACGGTGGGCGCGCGGGGGTTGCACGGCGTTACGGGCGTCGCACAGTCCATTACCGCCGTCCGGGGCGGCATGCTCGACGGCTGGCTTGACGATTGGCAGGACGAAACCCGGTTCTATGGCGCTGATGGTCCCTACGCCGAGCGCCCGCCGACCCTAGCGGGGCGCCGGATCCGGCTGCTTCCGACGCTGCATCCTGCGTTCGTGCTCCGCGCGCGGCGCTGGACGCGCGTGTTTCGGTCGGACCTGCACCGCGCCGTGCGGTGGTTCGGCGGCGCGCAGACGTGGCGCGAGCCGCGGATCACCTACCGGCCGAGTCCCGCCCAGCTACGCGCGTTCCTGTCGAGCCTTGATTTCGCCGCATACGACGTTGAAACGGACGGGATCGAGCCGCTGACGTGCAAACTGCGGTGTATCGGGATCGGCACCAGCGATGACGTGTACCTTGTGCCGCTCCTCGGGATTGACGGACGCTCGTCGTTCTACACTTCGGACGCCGAGGGAGAAATTCGGTCTATCCTCCGCGAATACTTCGCCGACGTGAATCGGGTAAAGACGGGGCATAACGCGGGCTATTACGATCGCATGGTCATCGAACAACATTTCGGCGTCACCCCGAAACCGTTGATCGACACGATTATGCTCCACCGCGCGACCGAGTCCGAGCTACCGCACAGCCTTGGGTTCGTGGCGTCCGTCTACGCCGACCTGTCGCCCGCGTGGAAGGCGGATCGCACCGCGACCACCGCCGAGACAGACCAAGACCTCTGGCGCTACTGCGGGATCGACGTCGCCCAAAACATGCGGATTTTCCAGCCGTTGTACGAACACGCGCAGATGCGGACGCAGCTTGCCGCCGTGCGCGTTGACCACGGGCTACAGGCCGCGTGTGTCTCGATGCACCGAAACGGCATGTGGATCGACCAGCGCCGCCGCGCGGAATGGGCGTACTACCTGTCATCGCAGGTTCACGAATACAAGACCGCGTGTGTTGAGATTTGCGAAAACCCCAAGCTGAACCCCGGTTCGGTCCACCAGATCCGCGAACTGCTCTACGAACGCTGGGCGCTGCCGATCCCTGACGGGTCGAACGGCAAACCCAAGATCACCAAGGGCGGCGACCCGAGCACCGACGACGAGGCGATCCGGGCGCTCCGCATCCATCCGGGCACGCCCGCCCGCGCCATCGCCTTTCTCGACGCCCTACGCCGCTACCGCGCGCGTCAAAAGCTACTCGGCACCTATGTTGCCAAGCTGATCCCCGCGAACCAGATCGTCGCCGACGTCGGGATCGACCTCGACGGTGCGGACCCGTGGGGGCTCGCCGGCGCGGACCCGCTGGCGCTGGACGTGGACGTGTACGAGGAAGCCGAGCGGCGCCAGATCGACAAGCGGCGCCAAAAGGAACGGCAAAAGGGCATCATCGGGCCGCGTGGCCGCGTGTACCCGACGTATAACGCGCACGTTACGGTCGTCGGCCGCATCGCCGCGTCATCCCCGAATACGCTCAACGTACCGTCCGAGCTACGCGATATGTTCGCCGCCGAGCCGGGGCATATCCTCATTGGCGCAGACAAGGACCAGATCCACCTGCGTATCGCCGCCGCCCGGTGGGGCATCGCCCGATACCTTGAGGCGTTCACCCGGAAGGCCGACCCGCACGCCACCACCGCGTATATGGTGTTCGGCGACCGGTTCCAAGCGGCCGAGGGCTTCCCGTTGGGGCATTGGGACGGTGATTACTACATTCCAGACCCCACCGCGACCGGCCCAAAGGCCAAGTGGAAGGGCGCCGCGAAAGGGATGCGCGACCTTGCGAAACGCGTGCAGTACGCGTCATTGTACAAGGCGACAGTCGAAACCGTTTGGCGCGTGATCTCGTCGTCGGAGGACAACGACGGTAACTTGATTTATGCCAGCTTGAAGCTACCCCAAGTCCGCGAGATGTACGAGGCGTGGATCGGCGGCGTGCCAGAGGTACCGGCGGGGTGGGAACGCGAGATGGCCGAGTACCGCGACACCGGCCACGGCACCGAACCGATCCTCGGGCGCCGGCGCGATTTCCTCGACTCCCAAGGCGACAAGGTCAACGAAAACGAGGTAATCAACTTCCCGATCCTCGGAGCGGAAGGGTCGATCATGAGCCAAGAGACGATCTACGTCGACACCGAGTTTCCGCCGGGCCATGACGGGCCGGGGACCGGCCTTATAAACCAAAACTACGATTCGATGCTCCTTGAAGTGAAAGCCGAGAACGCCGACCACGCGAAAGTTAGGCTAGAAACCCTGATGACCCAAACATACGACGCGCTCCCCGGTGTCGTGATGTCCGCCGCCGCCCAAAAGGGCCGGACGTGGAAGGAAGCATGAAACCCGAGTATCGGCTATTCGTCGCGCACGCAAAGGACGTCGAAGATTTGGAGGCGCTCCGCGCGCGGGTGTACGGGCTCGCCGACGAGGTGATCGGCGACCAGCGCACGATCCGCGTTGTCATGGGCTTTGAGGACTGGCAAACGAACTTTTCGACCTGCGGGTCGTGGGATTCGTGGGCGCAACAGGTCGGCGCCGGCCGGCTGTACGGCTCGCCCGAGCCCCGCTACCACGCGATCGTGGTGCCTGACGAGGTCGTCGGGCGCGCCACCGAGCAGGTCGTCCGTGCGGCGCTCGCCGTGGGGACGCGGGTTCTTCGGCTCGACGCCGCCGGGTTCCACCGGGTCGCACGGATCGACAGCTTGACGCAGGACTACCGCACGTCGGGCCGGTTGATCGACG